GGGCTTTTTTCTCCGTCAACGAGCTTGACAAGCTTGGTTGCCTCTTGCTTTAAATGCTCAAGATATTTCTTGCCGATGTCCGCAAGCTCCTTCAGGGCTAAGTTCTCCTTTTCAAGGGCTGAAAGTTTTGTCTGCAAAGCTTCAACTGCTGAGATAAGCTCCTCTTTGGTCATAGCTTCAAGGTTTTCAAGCATCGATCGCACCTCCTTTGAATTTTGTTTTTAGCAAGTTGGTTTAGGTTTTGGGGCTTTAGGTTTTCCTGCCTTTACCCATGGCTTATCCCTCCTTTTTGCAGTGGTTTTCGTATAGGGTTTTAGCTCTGGCGTAGATGCGATGATGCCCATGAAGCCCGGCAAGGCTCATCGCTGCTTTTAGCCTATCGCAGGAGATCTCTCCCTCCCATGTGCGGTAGGGATAGCGTCTATTCTCTGGGTCAAGGAAGTAATCCTTTGGAGCCTTCTCCCTTAGCTCTGGGTCATCCCACCAGTTTGACACGCCGAGAGCCTCCTTTTGGCATCCGCAATCTTTATGCGAGTTTAGCACTCTTGCATTTTTATCTGCACCTTCGAAAACAAAGCTTATCTCTTTGAACTCAAGATCTTGAACGATATATTTGTCTTCAAGCTTTTCAGTCCTGACAATAAGTCCAGCGGATACACTTTTCACTGGGCTTGGGGACATCTGAAGGAGGGCGATAAGCTTTTCGTTTCCTTGCTTGGGGATGCGTAGCCGTGCATAGACTTTTCCGTCCTCATACCAGGCCTTGACCACTACGCCGACAATGTTTTCAACTTCCCACTTGTGATCAAGGAGGACGGGCTTTTCTACGAGGGTTTGGGCTTTTGCTTTAAGCACTTCTTCAGGGAAACAGAGTTTGCCGTATGAGCGGTCAACGCAGGTTGAGGATAAGGCTATAACATTGAACTCTACGCAACAGTCTTTGTCGGCAAAGTCTGCGAGGTTTAAGCGTTCCTCAAGCGTAATCATCTTAGGCTATAAGATGACAAGGGGAGAGAAAAATTCAAGCAAAGATTGCACAAAGGGAAAAAGAGTTAAAAGAAAAGGGGAAGGTTAAAAGATTCTCCAGACTTCGCAAACATCTTGAAAATAGTTACGAGCTTTCTCTGTCCACTCTGGGTCTGTTATAACATCTGCACCCGTGATCGTGAACACAATTAGCCAACGCAGTCCTTTATCTTCTATCCTTGTTAAATACTCTTTAGCCTTAGCCCAGTCCCCTCGCTGAAAGTATAATGTGAACAGGTCTTCCCAAATGCGACTAAGAATACTTTTGTGGTTTTTATATCTTTCACGGAGTCTTTTAAGGTATTCTTCTTTGGTTTTGGGGTAAAAAATTTCAAGTCCAAACCATTGCCGTCTTTCTTCTTCCGTTAGCCCATGGTCGTAAATCGTCTCTATTTCATCTTGGATTGTCTCGTTTTTTTCGTTTTTTAACGATTTCATAATATTCATCCACCTCTTTTTGAAATTCTTCATCGCTTTTTCTCAAATCAACTATGTCATATAAAATTATATACCTGTCATTTTCTGATAGTTCAACTTTTGTCCCTAACCAGTCTTTAAGCCTGCTTACTATATTCTGACCATCTTCAAATAAAATGTTTTCAAGCTTTTTTACCGCATCTTTTTCGTTAATATTGAATTTTTGCAAAACATACCTAAATCTTTGAACAAAAGGTCGATAGCCTAAAGCTTCTTTTATTATTTCACTCTTGTATTTAGGCTTAGTTCCAGGTCTTAGCATTTCAAAAAACTTATCATAAGTATGCCGAGCTATAAATTCAGTTATTGTCTCCAGCAGATAACTACCAGTTCCCCCAAGCCGACCATAGAATTTGAATATATCTTTGGTTCGTAGATGAATAAGTTCATGCCAAAGATCGTGGAGAATTTCTTCGTCCTTTTTAGATAAGGGAACCTTGTTTTTAAAGCTTTGGAGGGCAGATATTAATGCTTTTTCATATCTTTGATTAATAAAAAACGTCACATTTTTGCCGTCGTAGCTCACAACTCTCATCGTATAATTCACATTTTTCATAAGCTTCAAGTCTTTGATTATATAGTGTAAAAAGTCTTGGCGTTCTTTCGTAAAATCTATTAGTATTCTTTCTACATCTTGAATACTACGAAAATCATGTTTGTCAATTAGTCCTTCAAGCCTACGGGGTGGAGCTGAAGTGGTCCTTCCTCCTAAGAGCTTGACGATGGCTGATTGAGAATGCTCGGAAAGCTCGGAAAGCCAGCTTTCTATATCTTCTTTTAGACGTCCGCAGGTTTGGATGGCAAGGGCTTCGTCGTTTGAGATTACATAAACGCCGTTCCTAACAAAGATGTAGTTCGTTTCATATTTTTTGGTCTGAGGGTTAAAAGTCCGTTGGATAAAGACATGCTCGGGGTTCTTTATCACATCATAGCTTAGCCGTTCGTATTCTTTGAGAGATTGGACATTTAGATCTTTGGCGTGTTTTTCATACTCGGCTTTAAGTCTGGTTGCCTGAAGGTCAAAAGAGCCGTCGGGGTTGCGTCTCCAGTCGCTCCCAAGATGGGCTTTAATTCTTGCGGTTAGTTCTTCAGGTCGTAAAGCTTTTAGCTCGGTTGTTAGCTCTTGCAAAATTGCAGTTTGCTCCAGAGATTTAGGCTGGACTGCTGGCTCTACGAGCACCGGGTAGGGCTCTTCAATTTCTTCAATGTAAGAGACGATGCGACAACGGCAATGCGGGTGGGCTGGCGGCATCCTTGACGGCATCTGGGAGCTTGGTAAGCTTTTTAGCTTATTCAAAGGAAAGCTTGTCAGGAAGGGTTTTACCTCTGGCAAAGATGCTGGGTCAGATTCTATAAGCTCTAAGGTCCGGATAGCATCCCCTGTCTCAAAAATTCTTCCGTCCATAGCTCGGCAGTAAGGACAGGTTAGTCGGTCTCCGACCGCATCCCAGCGGTATTTTGTAATCCTTGCTTTTGCTATAGCCCTTAGCCTTGCAGAGTTCCGAAGATGGTTGACCGATGTATCTATGACCTGCCTTGCTTTGTCTTCCGTTCTTTGCTTAAGATAGCTTCCAAACTCGTTTAAAAAATGCTTTATACCCTCTTGCCCTTTGCCGATAGGGTTCCCCTGCTCTAAGTAATACTTGGAAAGCCACTTGACCACATCCAAGCGAAGCTTTTTGTCTCCCTGAAAGAACTTGCCAAGATAAAAGTCGCTTAAGGATAGGGCATAGTTGATCGAGCGTTCATCAACCGTGTTGAACTTTATCTGAAGCGGGGCTTCCTTGACGGCTTCTTTTTGCGTCTTCTCATAGATTTTCTTGAACTCAGAATAAAGCTTTTCCTTTTGCTCCGGTGATAAGCGCACCTTCTCCTCTAAGGCTTGCATGATAAACCGGGTAAAGTCGTTATAGCTGATGAAGTAAGGAGCAAAGCGGAAGGCTTGGGCAAGGGCAGACTCTACCTTCTGCAGAAAGGAAGGAATGATGATCTTTGAGAGCTCGTCTACTATCTCGTTTCCTTCAGCGTCCCAGTCATATTCTTTCGGCATGCTTACTCTTCGTAGCCAAGCTCTTTTTTAGCTGTTTCAACATCAATGACGCCAGCCTGAAGTAGGGTAGCTATCCTTTGAGCTTCTTTAAGCCTTGCTTCAGCTTTTTTCTGAGGCTCAAAGTCGGGTAGTGGATTGAAGATGATGTTTACATCATCTATGTCAAAGCCTTTGAGCATTAAATGCAGACGGTAGACAAACTCTAAGAAGCGTTTTACAAGTCTCTGGATGTTTTCAAGCTGGGAGCTAAAGACATGGAGGGCAACAGTTGCCCAAGTCTCGGTGTAGCCTGTGGAAAAGCCAAGCATCGCTGGCTGGCTCTTTGCTCCCTCGATCAGCCATTTCTCCGCAAGGTCTATGACTTCCCTTAGTCCGCCAGCGTTTGGTGATATTTCTTTAAACTCTGCCTCAGTGCCATCAAAGTGTAAAAAGATGCCTTTGTTCATATTTTCGCTTACCTGCTGTGCGATGTTCTCAAGCCACTTTAAAGCCCTCTCTTGATATTCTGTCTCTGTTTCGTTAGGTGCTTTGGCAAGGGGTGGGAACTTAACATCTAAAAATCCGATTAAACCAATCTTCTGTGCTAGCCCTTTTAGCTCCGTAATCATGCTTTCTACCACTTCTACGATGGAGAGAGAAGCTAAAAAGGGCGGGATTGCGTAGGGTGAATCTTCAAGGGTCAGTAGAGGTAAGTATTTGTAAGTCATTGTGTTGAGTTTTATAGGCTCTGCGTTGCCGACCAATTGATAAGGTTCGTATTCGTTCGTTTCTTCGTTATAGACAAAATACACGGTAGAAGCCGGGACAAAAACAACCTTTTTTACACCTTGCAATTTTTCATCTACAACAACTTCGGCGGAAATAGCACCAGAAATGTTTATCTGGGCGATTAGCTGATTGATTAAGTGGTCTGTGTTTAAAAGGAAGGCAAGCTCTTCAATCTCAGCCTTTGCCTTCTCGGCATCCTTCCCTTCAACCTGCACGATATGTCCGGTGTTCGCAAGGTTGATAACAAGATTATGCACTTGCGAAAGGATCGGGTTTGCGACAACTGCTTTGGCTATGGTGTTTAGCCATTCTCTTGGATACTTGGGATTGACGAACCTATACCGAACATCTAAAGTCTTTGGACTAAAAATTTTCTCGGGCTGGACCGAAACTCTGGTTTTAGGAAGCTCGGCTAAGTTTGCCTTTTCAAAGCCAAACAGGCGTTTAAGATAGCGCACTAAGTCCATATCTCATCTCCCTTCTTTGATTGGCAAAAAACACGGGTAAAAACTCTTTTGTCTCTTCTTGGCTTGCGGCATACAGGGCTAAGGCTAAGCTCCAGAACCTATCTGCGTGGCTATCTTGGGTTTCTCCTTCGTAGCGGATATTTCCGGCAGGGGTTAAGGTCTTCTTCACAGAGTGCAGGTCTTCGATCAGGTCTTTATCAGGCGGGATGCTGATGATCTTATCCTCAAAGACAGCCTTCATCCGGCTTGCGAGCTCTTCTTTTACTTTGGCTGTAAAATAAACCCGCAGGACTTTTAGCTCTCCCCACTTC